AGCATAGAATCCCTTCTCTGGTAACTTCCTCACTTTAATTCCCCCGCTGGGGTATATGTATTCTTGACGGTCAGGGTAGGTCAATACACCATACTCCGCCATAACCCCCTCATCGATACCGCGCATACTTTCATGTTTTCCAATGCTGGGGTCTTGTTGAATTGGCGGCTCAATCTTCTTAGGGGTAAACGAGTACCCTTCTCTTTCTACCGTAGGATATTTTTCAGATGCCCAATCAAACGTCTTCTGTCTTGACGGGTAATTAGTATTACAGGAGTGGCATTTTCCATAACCATTACTGTTATAACTAAAAGCATCTGAAGAACCGCACGACACAAAGGGACACGGCAGATTACTTTTATCACTCATATTATATTCCTTATGTTTAAGTTATCTAGAGTTATGGTGGTCTGTGGTGGATTAAATAAGTGGTATCTCTAGAGTAACTCTAGAGTAACCTTTTTGAAGCCACCACCACAGACCAGTAACACTTGAGCAACTCTAGAGGTAACTTAAGAGGGCTACACTTACTTATATAGACCTTTTTCAGTCTTTCACACTTCACGAATTGTTACAGTTGTGACATTTTGTAAAGTGCTGCCTCTTCTCTCCTAGATATTGACTGTTGGCTAACACCACATATCTCAGCCAAATCACCTTGAGAACATTCCTCAAAGTACCTCTTGTATATAATCTCCCTGTCTATGTCGTCCAGTAAATTAAGAGCTTTCGCAATGAACTCATCAGTCTCATACTTTTGAGAACAGTCTTTAACGGACAAAGAGAAGCTGTCGTCAAAACTCACAGACGTTGTAGATAGTGCCTTTGCCAGTTCCTCCTTGCCCTTCTTTGAATAAGACCCGTGCTTATACTCAACACCCTTTGAGAGGCTTTCTGCCGTTCTTGTGTAGGGTATATGCACAATCCTGGATCGCCTATTGATATAGTCGTGCATAGCCTTATTAGCTCTCCTGTAAAGACTGGCGGGGTATTCATCTGATTTGACCTCCAACCTCTCATAAATCGCCAATATTCCCTCGGAGACCAAATCATCCCTCATGTCAACACGGTTGTACTTGTAAGCCAATCTCTCGCACATGCTTACGATCTCAGGCCCAGTTAAGCTCATACTCTACCTCCAAGTTCTCTAACTCTCGCTGTCGCTTTCGGATTAAATACACAGCTTCCTCGACTGTGACATCCTCAGACTTATCCAAAGCCCTAATGAGTTTCTTTATCTCCCCTTTAGTCATAGCTTGTCCTTACCCTCCAGTTGATTGATACGCATTTGTGCATAGCGGATGACCTTCTCAAGGTCTGTGATCTCGCACTGAGCCTTACTCATTCCCTCGTAGGGCTTGTATCCTGCACGACTGGCATACTTGATGATATTCCCACGCCAGAACTCAAAGCCATTCTGCATGATATATGTGATAGGTTCGATCTTCCACCGTGCATAATGCTTAGGTTCATTCACGATGTCTGATGTATGTTCTGCCATTACGTTCTCCTTAAAGTCCTCTTGTTCTGCTATCAACTTTCGCCACTCACTGTTTATCATTACTCTTCCTCCAAACAGAAGCCACACCATGTATCCTTGCTTGCATTACCACAGCTTACACACTTGCGCCACTTATTCTTTTCGTCACGTTCTTGAGAAGCCTTACGTTCCTCTGGTGTCATGGGTCTAATCATATTTCTTTCTACCCTCTGCTATCACCTGTTCATACTTAAAGAACAACTGCTCAAACTTCCACTGGTATAGCTGCTGCATACCAAGAAGGGCGTTCATCAGTTCATCTTGTGTAGGGTCACGCTCACCGTCACCTATCTGTCTGAACACAACCTCAAGGTCATTACAGACCTGCCAACAGTCCATTATCATTGGCTCTAAGTCATATAGTTTAGGCATCTGTCAAAGCCTCCCACGATACAGGGAATAGTTCAAGCATCTTACGATCAATCTGGTCAGCTACCTCTCGTGTCTCTGCCTGTGTGTCAGGCTTGCAACGTAGGCGGCACATGTCAGCAAAGGCATCAAGGCTACCTGACCAGTACCACTCAGTCATCGTGGACTGTGGTAGTTCCATACGGGCTTGCTCAGGTGCTACACCGTGAGCTAGTAGGTCTTTGTAGGCTTTAAGTGCTGCCCATCCTGAACTACCCCAGTCACCCACATTTACTACACCCTCACTACCTTGCTTCTTGTCGGCACTACGCCCACGCCACGCATAAGGAGTGTAGAGCTCAGGCTCATCATCAACATACCGCCTAGAAATTTCGTTCCATCTCAGGAACTTATGCTTGACTAGCTGCCGTGCTACAAAGATCGGAGCCTTGACGTGGAAGCTGGCGAAGCAATGTCCGAAGGGACTGATGTGTTTATGCTCGGCTAGGTAACGGATCAGCTTATCATCCTTAGCTTTGAGCTTAGGTGGCCCCCACGGATCGTCTTCCATCTCACTGGTCTTACCGAATGACACCCGTGCAGCGTTAGCTACGGTCAGGTCATTGCCCATGTGGTCTATGTACGTTGCTTTAATCATTAGAAAGGCACCTCATTATTTCCATTGCGGGGGTCATTGAAGTAGCCCTTTGCCAGATACTCCAGCCGTGGATCAAGGAGTTCCTCTAGCTCACGGATGATTGACTTGGGACGGATACCCATCTCTTCCAAGTGTTGCTCAAGTGTCATGTTAAACATTCTCATTTCCCTTCGGGTGCTGTGTAAAAAACGTGTGTGCCAATGCGACCATCTCGGTGGTAACTTTTGGCCCAATATGGTGATACATAAGTGGTATGATAGTGGGTAGAAGTCAAGCCAAGACGATCACCTTTTAGCACTGACTTAGCTATTGTCTCAGCTATATCAATCGCTTGTCTGTCGAAGACATTGCCAGTGTACTTGTGATAGTTATCAGATTTTCCATCGTGGGTGAACGAGAACTGCTTGTGTTGGAAGACAACGGCACAAATTTCGTCGGGCCAACGGGGTGATTCTACCCTAGTCATAACGACCTCAGCAACGGCCCTCTGTCCTTCCAGAGGTTCACTACGGCTCTCAAAGAAGACCGCTGCTGCGAGACACATAAGGGGTGTCATTCGATCTCACTGCCCATGGCAAAGATGTGACGACCACCAGCCTTCATAGCCAGCACACGGTCAAGACAGAAGCTCTTGTACTTTGGCTTCTCACCATCCTTACCCACGAACATGGGGATCAGGTTATGAGCCTTGAGAACGTCAGCGGCCTTACGACCACGTTCACCACCCACAAGGTATTTCTTGACGTTCAAGCGACCATTGTATGTACGCTCCTCGTTGTCCTTGGTCAGGAACTTAACGGTGATGAACTCGTTAGCGTTCTCTGCCAGTACCATGCTTACCATGCGTGTATCTAGTGTCATTGTGCTTACTCCGATGTTTTGTTAACGACATATATTGGTGTTTTGGGAGACAGCTCCCGTAGTACCTTGGCCTTCTGTTCAGCCTGTAGCTTTGTCATGGTGGGTAACGCAAGTCGCATTACGATGCCATTGACCTCAGTTGCTAGTGCGAATTGGTTCATGTGTTTTCCTCTTCGTGGATTATTCTCTGGTTAATACCTAAGTTATAGATTAACTCACGTTTTAACTCAAGAACTTTATTTGTATCTAACTCAACATCCTCCAATATATCTTCAAGTCTGTCGATAACATAGTGCATACATACTCTATCATCCATTTGTCTTCTCCTTATTTCCACTGCGGGGGTTTGGGCGGTTTGCCTCATATACCGCTATGGCAAAGCCTCGTGGCGTAGCACTGCGGATGTCTTTGGTGCGCTGTGACTTGCCGCCCAGCTTAAGATGTTGCGTGGCATAACCCTCTTTAACGGTCACAGACACTTTGGTTGGCATGTTGAACCCGTTGCCTGTCCACAGGCAGGTTTTCTTTGGGTATGCGTCACGGGGTGCAATATACTCAGGCCAGCGGGGATGCTCTGCCTGATCGTCGGGGATGTAGCCCCCGTATTCATAAGGGTGAAAACTGTGGTCAGGCTTTCTCCATTTTGTTGCCAGTACAGACACAGGGTTCTCTATAAAGAAGGGAACGTGTAGGCTGTTGAATAACTTGGCGCACCACATTGCATAACTCACGGCCTCATCTTGGAAGGATGGGTTAGCCTCTGCCTTACGCTTGAAGTGTGCCGCACCTGATACAGCCATATCAGTACAGACAGGAAAGGCCATGCCAAAGGCTACGGGTTTGTCACTAAACTCAGAATGAATGGCGTTCAGTGTGTTGTGATCGTGAAGATCAGCATGTAGGTATGCTATAGAGCCACCACCCGCAAAGAACTGTGTGTTCTCAAATGTTGCCTCTGTTCCTGTGTGCTGGATGTCATAGGCGTAGCAGTCATAACCTGCCTCTGCCCATGGCTTGAGTGCCTCGCCTGTGAAGTCATAAAGACTTATTACGATACCTTTGGTCATCTTACTCTCCTTAATTTCCACTGTAGGGGGCCTTAGTTTAGCTTCTTTGTCAGATAGCTTATCAGCTTGTCCACATCGTTAAAGTCTTGTTGCAAGATCAGGTATCCCTCTGCATCAGACACTTGATAAGATAGCAAATCCCACTCAGGGTCTTCACGCATATCAGGGTTGATGTAGTCCACAAATATCTGACAGACATTGCCGTGCTTTTCTTCTTTGAGCAATGAGGGGCATGTGTCATTTTTCCACGAGCTGTGCTTCCAGCCATAAGGTGACAATGCGTGAAACAGCTCATTGAGCATGTCAAAATTGTCGTAATCCTCATGCGGTACATCTGCTATTGCGTAGATCATCTGTGCTTCCTCTCGTGCTTCCTGTGCGTCTTGAAACAGTGCGTTTACTTTTCCCATAGTTTATCTCCAATTTTCTGCCAGTGCTTCCAAGCTGTGATGTCAATCTCTTTGATCTTGAGGTTAGACATGAAGTGTTGATTGTCTATGAAGGTTTTGGCATCTGCCTTCATCATAAACACAGCGGTCATACATGAAAGACCATTCTTCTTGT